TCATAAGCTAGTCTTTACCCATGAAACTCTACGAGTGTTGCCTTGGTGGCCCGCTCGACCAGTGCCGCCGTAAAGCCCAGAGCAAAAACATTGCGAAGACGGACTTAGCAAGATACGGCGCGACGATCGAGAACGGGCTTGTTGTCATTCGCCGAGGCCGTGGCATCGCTAAGTTTTGTCCGGCCTATTTCCAACGCTGGTTTACTTCCAGGCGGGCGTGAGAAACGCCACGCCGCGGCTATCACGCAGCGCCCAGGTGATCGGCCATCGCATCTTCACCGCGATGGCATCGGTCTGGAACAGCCCGCGCGTGGTCATCGTGCCGGGCGTGCCAGGCGCGGAGTCGTCCATGACCAATGTCCCACCGGTCGAGGTCTCGACGGTTGGATCAGGCGACATCGCCACCGCCACCGCGTTGCCCGCGATCATCATTACATCGCCGCCGAGTGCCGGTGACGCGATCGGGATCAGGTTGTCAGCTGCTTTAAGAAAATGCAGCGCCATGCTGGCAACGCGACCGGCAGAAGCGATGAGCAGATAAGGCCCATCGCCGCCGACCTGGCCGACGACATCGAGCAGGGCAGCGATATCCTCGGTGAAAGCTTCGCTGAAATCCGTATTGGCGCTCGGGGCCATTGCCGTGATGCCGTTGCGCAAGCCTGCGGGCCGCGCAGCCGTTGCAGCATTAGCGTCGAACAGCGCGGCCCCGAGCGCCAGCCCGGCCGATTGCATCATGCTGTCACCGATCAGCGCCTCGGCGTTCGAGCTTTCGATCATCTCACGCGAGGCCACCATGATCGACGCGACCTTGTGCGGCAGCATCTGCACTGCCGTGGTCGTCTGCTGATGCACCGGGATCGGATCGGCTTCAGCGACGAAGCTCGCGTTCGTGGTCGCAGCCACCAACGTCGGCACGCTGATGATGCCAGCACCATCCCATGTCAGCACCAGGCAACTTTGCAAAAACTTCTTCATGCCCGACGCCGGGCCGAGCGCATCCGTAATGTCCGCGACCAGTGTCCTCACAAGTTCCTGCGCCCAGCCCGCAACATCGGTCATCGCCGGCGCTGACGCCGCGCGCATGGCGTAATCGGAGAGCGTCGGAGCCAACATTTGCGCCAGCATGCGATCGGACGGCCAGCGCTCGATGGCAACATCAGCCGGACGACCACGCCTGAGGCTGGCGATCGCCTTAGCTGCGAGCGAGCGCACGAACAGATTGCCAGGCGGAAACTCGATTGGCGGCTCGCGCTTCGGAAAGCTGCTACCCCTTGGAAAGCCGCTGGTATACGTGCGGCCTCCTGACTCCATCGACATCGTCATGACATTGGCCCTCTTTAGATCGGACGCCAAGCCCTCGGCTCGGTCGCGGTCTCGCTGTCAATCCAAACGACGCCATCCGACCACCGCGCCAGCCAAACATCGCCGCGCGCGTCGCGGATCTCCACGACCGTTCCGTCGCGCGGGAAGCTCTCCAGCCCTTGCCATGGCTGCAGCATATAACCGTTGACGCGTTGCTGCCGTGGCATCATCGATAGAATTCCGGCCTTAGTTTTTCGCGTCCAATGCCGCAGACCTTTTCCACATCGAGCACCCGACCAATCGGCACCCGCGTCCATTTCTGCACGGCAACCGGCGTTAGATTCAACAACTTAGCTAGTCTGTAGCGCGATCCGGCGGCTGTGATTGCCTGGGTCAAGCCTGCATCCGCAGGCACCTTTGATTTATTTCGAGCACGTGACTTTTGTCGCTTGCCTTTCAATTTTGCCTCCTATAGATAACCTGCTGTAGGCCGATCAGTCTTCGGCTTACAGAAGATATGTCAAATAGGAGTTAAACGCAAATGCCCGCCCTCAATATCAACTTCGGCAAGACCGGCGCCAAGCGGGCGTCGTGGAAGGACGTTAATCCGCGCGCGACGCTGGCGCGCATCGTGCAACTCAATCCCGATGATGAACCGAAATGGCGTCGGGATTTTTGGGCTTACGTCAAGAACCGTGAGAACTATTTACGCGCGATCACGGAGTACTACCTCGACCACACCATCGCAGCGATCAAGGGCCAGAACGGCCGGCGCAAGCATCAAGTTGAGGACGAGCTTGGTGGCGTCGACGAGGCTGTGACCGAGCAAGCTCTTGAACACGTCGAGCGGCGCGTCAGCACTGCCACCAAGAAGGCATTCAACTTCCTCGGCATGCGCATGCCGGATGGCCGCTCGATCGGCGACTGGACCGGACGTCAGGGTCGCCAGTTCGGCGGCTGGGTTGCCGTGATCTTCAAGGGCGTGCCGGCGAAGACCAAGCTCAAGGACATGCGCTCGAACGAAGAGATCGCCAAGCTCGACGCGTCCGCTCACATCCGCAAGCTGCTCGGCTAGGGCTCGGGAAAGCCAACTAGCGGATGCGGTTCCCGAAGCCCTGCCTTGCCGCCGCATCCGCCCTTTTCCATCCATGACCAAGCGTCGTACCTGCCTTCACTGTGGCGAGAGCTTAGCTGACCGACGCAGCGATGCGCAGTTTTGCTCCGTAAGCTGCACACAAAACGCGCGCTATCATCAGCAACGTGGTCATCCTATCTCGCAAGAACGTCGCCAAGCAGAACGCGCTGTCAAGAACTGTCTCGCCTGCGGCAAAAGCCTGATCGGACGAGATCTGCGCACAATTGTTTGTTCGAATCTATGTTGGCAACGCTTTCGAAAAGGGAGAAAATTCAATCCGCTTCCACCAAAACAATGCATCATCTGTGAAAAACCGTTCGTGCCACGTGGAAACGCTAAATTCTGTTCCGAAGACTGTTTCATAGAACATCGATGTGAACGCAAGCGTCGAGAGTATCGTTCAAAAGTCATCTACAAGCCACCAGGCGAATGCATCGTTTGCGGTCGCGAGTTTGAAGCCGAGCGATGGGCGTCACAACGCAAGCTTTGTTCAAAAATTTGCCAGAACATCCACCACATGGATCGCTACTATCGTCCGGAAGTCCACGCACGCGAACGCGAACGGAACAATCACGTCAAAATTCAAATCCGTGCGTTCCGAAAATTCTTACAGAAGTACGACTTATTTGATGATCTCGAAAAGCTACCCCACGAAAATCAAATCCGCGTCGTGACTCGCCTCGCCCGCAAGATGGGGATCTTCGACAACCAGCCGATCGAGCAGCTGCGCGATTGGATCATCACGCAAGTTCAGCGTTAATCTCCGCCTCCCACTTGCGATTACGCGCGTAGTCCAGCACGCGCTTCATTTTCCATCCAATCATGTAGCGCAGCAGCGGCGCGGCCTTATACACGCGGCCGGTATTGTCCAGCACCACCGCAGCGCAGAACCATTTCGATGTGATCCGGATGGTCACCCAATTAAGCTGCTCAAGTCTACTTTTGTCGCCAGCGGCTTCACGCCGACCGCCATCGCCAGTGCTACCATCCCGTCGATCCGGCCTGTCGACTTGCGCTTGCTCAGCTTGCGGTTGGATTCATCGATCTTCTGACCGGGCCTGCTGCCTTCAACCACCGCGTTTGAGGCACACATGTTCAGGACGGGATGATTGCCATGGCGAAGCTCGCGCTCGACGATCATCTGTTCCAGTTCGCGCAACGCCGGACTCATTGACATCGTGCCCTGGCCGAATTCGACCCACTTGTCTTTGATCTGCATTTCGCTGAAGCCCGCCTGCAGCAACCATGGTTTGAGGTGCTTCATGTTCCACCTGTCAAACCCGATCTTGATTATGCGATATTGATTCCACAGCGCGCGCAGATAAGTCGCGACGAACTCGTAATGCACCGACGCGCCCGGCGTCGTCTGCAGAAATCCTTCCGCATGCCACCTGTCATACGGCACACGATCAGCGCGCGACTTCTCCGCCAAGCCTTCCGATGGCAACCAGAAAGTGGGATGGATGTGCCAGAGGTTATTCTTTTTTGCGATCAGCACGAGCGCAGTGAGGTCCGTTGTTGCGCTCAAATCGAGCCCCGCATAGACATCGCAGCCTTCGATCGGCTCGGGCGGCCCACTCACTGCTGCCCACTGTCCTGGCTTCACGAATGGATTGCAAGCTTCGACCCTCTGGTTGAGGATCAAATTTCGATACTCGGATTCCCTCGCCGGCATTCGTTGCGCATCAGCCGCCTGCGCCAGCACTTCGGTCTCGTTCAAAAAATTTCCGAACGCAGGGTTGGCTTTCATGATCGTCGCGATCGCGAACGGATTGTCGGTCACCGGTGCAGTGTGAAGCCTCACTACAGTGCGCGGATCAGCACCCGACTGCGCATCGTCAATCAGCACCGACAACAGATCGGCGTCGGTCGGTGCCTGCGTCGAGATAATAATGGTCAGCGGATTGTCTTGCGCTCCGGTCGCCGTCTCCAGCGCTTCATACAGCGAACTGCGTGGTCCGCGAACGAGGCCAAGCTCGTCGAAAATTACAAAGGATGGCGAGAGCCCGTAAGCCGTCGTCGCTTCCGCAGCAAGCGCGCGATATCTCGTCCCAAGCTCGGGACATCTTAGTTCCTTTGATGCCTCGCGCACGATCACGCCGCCACGCAACTCGGGTGACATCCGCACAATCTTCGCTGCCATGTTGAAGATCAGCCCAGCCTGTTCGCGGCTTTGCGCGGCAGAAAACAGCTGGCTGTTGTAGCGGTTCTTCGGCCCGCACAGATGCACAAGCAACAGCAAAGCGGCGAGCGCAGTCTTCCCGTTCTTGCGTCCGAAGCTCAAGATCGCGCGTCGCGTCGGGCCGTTCGGGTTGTCGTAGATCGCCCGTAACGCCTCCTTTTGCCAGTCCGCAAGCTCAAACAGATTTCCAAATTTGCGACCTTCCGGGACGTAGCAGCGCTCCTCGATCCATTTGATGATGTCCTTCGACGTCGCCTCGGGCTCTTTTTTGGGTTTGGCTTGCCGCCTCGCGGCCGGCCGCGGAGGCTCGGGCGCGGGCGGTGGAGCAGGCGCTGGCCGCGGCGGGCGCTCAGGCTGCGGGGGCGGCGACGGCGGCTTGGGAACGCCGTTGGTCATACTGGTCACACTGGTCAGGGTGTCTTGCTCGATCTTTTTGCGCGGACCAGGCGGTCGGCCACGGCCACGCCTAAGCTTTGGTCGCGCCGGCGTAATCGGGCGGTCAAGCCAGCTTACTGGAGGCCGTCGTTCGCTCATTGTGCGCGCGCGGACAAAGTCTCACGCTCCATATCCTCGAACATGTAAATCAAAGATTTCGCGTTTTCCTCGGGTGTGCTGTTGTACTCAAGCCAGTAGACCGTTCCCAATCGACGGACAGAAACACTCTGATCAAATGCATCACGACATGGATTGAAGCGGATACGCTTGTTCCAATCTGGCCGTTTTTCCAACAGCAGTGCTCGGACTTGATGATGAAATACTTGACGCGCTTCGTTGGTCATACTCTTTGCCGGCCAGCGCCTTGAGCTTCGGTTGCTGTTCTTGGTCATAAGCCGCTTACATTCGAGTAGTGCCCGGTTGCTGTTCCACCGGGCGAAGTCAGGGGCGGGCACGCTTGCGCGAACCACCGTTCCACCACTCCGCCTTGCGGCGAAGACCTTGCTTGATTCGTTTCTTGCTCGGCGGCACGATCAGCGTCTCGGGCATGGCCCGGCGGGGCGAGGTTGGGCTTGGTACGGCGAGGTGAGGCAAGGCACGGCATGGCAGGGGAGGGGTCGCTCAGTAGGGCGGCCCCTCTCATTGCTCTAACGATTGGTCAGTTCGCCATTCCCACGGCTTTCTACCGCTCAGCGCCGCGACCTTCTCGCGCTCGTCGTGCGCCTTTTCCGGCGAATACCTGGCCTTATTCGTCAATCGCAACGCGGCAGAGAGCTTCTCGATCCGCTGCGTCTGAAATCGATGCTCGGCCAACAATGACTTAACCTGCGCTCTCCATTCCGGATCCACGCCCCACCTCTTGCCGTCCGCTGCGCAAGCCTCCTTCACCGCCTCGATCTCCAGCCGAACCTGTTTCGCATACACGATATGCGCGCACAACTCGCCTAAAAGCGGCAGATTCTCAGGCACAAACCACTCTGATGGCATGCGAGCCACAATCCGCCGCCACTCGGCTTTCGCCTCTTCCGGCCGCAAATCCTCGGGCGGATCCGGACGCTGCGTCGCAATGAAGGGACCAGTAAGGTGTGTGGGCTCAGACTTTCGACCTCGGGGCATTTTGGAACCTCTCTAAATTCCCGAGTCTAAGGCCATAGACTCGGCTGTAGCTAGGCCACGACCAGGCGGTGCTTAGCGTAGCTAAATGTAGTCGCTCGAGATTGCTGTAAGTTATTGATAATACATCACTCCTGGACACGCGCAGCAAGCACAAATCAGGTACAAACGCGAACATTCCGATCCGCTGTAAACCCTTGCTGCGCCTTACGAACTCGCCACGCGCCCTGTAGAATGTTATTTCGCAGTACTATCAATGGCTTCCAAGATCAGGTTTACGTGTCCGTGACAGCCTCAAAAACGACGGTTTTTCAGCCTTTTTCAACAAGTTCCAGGCGATTTCTCATAGAAACTGCCCGTTTTCGATCCCGCTGGCCACCTCCGTTCCGGAACGGACGCCCGAAACGACCCAGAATCCCGCAGAAATTTTTCAAAACTATCCCAAAGGCTTGGAAAACCGTAGTTTTTCAAACTCCGAG